CCGCAGTCTCAAAAACGAGGAGGCCACCCGCCACGGCGACGCCGTACAGGTGGGCAGCTACCAGATGATCGAAGACGTCCGGGCGCTGATCGGCTTCAACGATTTTGGCCTGCACGGCGTCGACTACCTGCGCCCCGGACGCACCCGGACGCTGTTTAACGGACGGCTGGCCGCGTGCAGCATGTCCATCCTCATGCAGGAATGGACGGCGCTTTACGATCTGCGCGTCCGCGAGCCGGGACAGCGGGCGCTTGACGCCCCGCCCGGCGCATATCTTCCCCCGGAAGGCACGCGGCTGCCGGGCGACGCCCACGCGAAAGACGATCCGTACCTCCCGCCGCTGTCAGGATTCGCCCTGCGGTACTGGCTGAAACCGCCGCTTGACCCGGACGCCGACGAGCCGAGCGCCGTTGACCTTGTAACCCTCAATAAAAACAGGGAGTAACATGCTTACCGTAAAAGCCCGCCCCGGTGTTGCCGTGCCGATGGAGCATGACCCGCGCCGGTATATCACAGCGTCATCCGGCCCGGTGAAGGTGCCGGGGACGCCGTACTATCTGCGGCGGTTGCAGGACGGCGATCTGGTGATCGTCCTGCCCGCCGAACGCGCCTACACGCATGACGAGGAGGCCCCCAATGGCTAGTGCGAACGTCAGTTTCGACAATATCCCGGCAAGTATCCGCAAGCCCGGAAAATACTTTGAGTTCAACACCAAATTGGCCGTCCGCACGCTGGCGACCAACCCGCAGACGGTTTTGATCGTCGCACAGAAAACCGCCGACGGCACCGCCACGGAAAACGTCCCCGTGCAGGTCTTTGATACCGACACGGCAGGGAAGCTGTTCGGGTTCGGCTCACAGGCCGCAAGCATGGTCAAGGCCGCCATGCGCGCCTACAGCTATGTCGATCTGTCAGTCCTGCCCATTGCCGACGACAGTGCGGGCATTGCCGCTTCCGGTTCTCTCAAACTGACGGGCGACGCCACGGCGCAGGGCGTGATCACGCTGACGGTTGCCGATAAGGAAGTGGCGATCGCCGCAGCCGCCGAAGATTCCGCCGAGGCGCTGGCGACGGCCCTTACAGCCGCAGTCAACGCCGAAAGGGACTTGCCGGTTACGGCGCAGGCCGCCACGGGCACGGTCACGCTGACCGCGAAAAACAAGGGCACTCTCGGCAACGGGATCGTGCTTTCATATGTCTGCACCGTTCCCGGCATCACGCCGACGCTGACAAAAATGGCGGGCGGGCAGAAAGACCCGGACATTGCCGAAGCACTGACTGCCGTCTTTGCCGCCGACTATACAATCTATTGCGTGCCGTGGGCGGTACAAGCCCCGCTTACCGCCCTGCGCGAGCATCTGGACAATATTGGCGGCCCGATGGAGCAACGCGGGGCGATCGGCGTCTACGCTTCCACGGGTACGCTGTCAGCCGCAACCACGCTTGCAGGCCAGCTCAATGCGGGCCGCATCACCGGGGCGCTTTTGCCCGGTTCCACCACGCCGCCCGAACAGATCGCCGCAGCCTACGCTGCCGTCTTGGCAAGCGAGGAAGACCCGGCGCGCCCGCTCAACACCTTGGTACTCACGGGCGTGACCGTGCCGCCCGTGGCCTCGCGCTTGGGCCGCACCGAGCAGGAGGTCTGCCTGAAAAACGGCGTAACCCCGCTGGAAGCCGGGCCGGGCGATGTCGTCCAGATCGTCCGGGCGATCAGCACGTACACCGTCAACGCGGAAGGCACGGCGGACGTGTCGCTTTTGGACATCACGACGATCCGAACGCTTGACTATGTGCGCAAGGCGATCCGGGAGCGCATTTCCCTGCGCTTCCCGCGCGAGAAATTGTCCACCCGCACGCCCGCGAAAGTGCGCTCGGAAATCCTTGACGTCCTGCGCGGGCTTGAAAGCCTTGAGATCGTCGAGGAAGTGGACGCCAACGCCGACGGCGTGGTGGTCGAGCGCGATCTTCAGGATGCGAACCGGCTCGACGCCAAAATCCCCACCGACGTCGTCAACGGCCTGCACGTCTTCGCGGGCCGCATCGATCTTTTACTGTAAGGAGGCTCATATGGCGCTTGAAGAATATGTCGGCGCGGTTGTCGTCGAAGTCGACGGGCGGGAGATTGAAGCCTTTTCTTGTTCACCGTCCGCCAATACGGGCCGCAAGCCCGTCAAAACCATGAACCGCAGCCAGCGGATCGCCGGGTACACCAACGGCGTCTATGAGTACACCCTTGATCTGTCCGTCCCGGTTGAAGCCGACGGTGACACGATCGACTGGGAAAACGTTATTGACGCCAAGGTGGTCATTTACCCCGTAAAAGGCAACCGCCGCACGGCCTATACCGGGTGCGTTGTGACGGAAGTGGGCGAGCAGTACGAAACCGAAAACGAAGCAAAACGCGACATCAAGATGTTCGCGCAGGACAAAAAGGAAGAGTAGCGCATGGATACAATTAAAGGGCAATTGGCGATCGGACTGTGGGACGATAAGAGCAAGGCGTTCCAGCGGGATTTCGAGATGCGTCTTGCTACGCTCGAAGACACTGAGAACGCGCTTGAAGACACGCCCGAGTATGCCAGCACGGCGCGCATCCGGCGGCACGAATGGGCGGCCTGCCTGCTTTCCGTCGGCTGTATCCCCGGCGACGAGATAACGCCGGAGCGGCTGGCGGAGCTGGCCAGCGTCGAGTTCGGCATCCTCGCCGACGCGCAGGATCGGCTTGTAAAAAAGCTCAGCGGCGGGAAAAGCGCCTCGCCGACGTCCGCCTGACCATCGCCGCGCTTGTCCGGCACGGTTTTTCCCCCGACGATGTGCGGGGGATGACCGGGCCGGAGGCGGTCAGTTACCTTGAGATCTTTTACCCGAACCCCGACAAGGGCAAGAAAAAATACATCTCACTGAAAAGAAAGAGGAAAGGCAATGGCCCGCGATCTGGAAGTCGAAGCAAGGCTGACGCTGAAAGACGATCTCAGCAAAAAGGCCGGGACAGCGCTTGACGCCGTCAGCAAAAAGGCGCGCAACGCCGGGAAGGCCGCCGACGCGCTGGCGGCTATGAAAAAGGACGCGGGGGCGCAGGCGTACGAGCGGACGGCGCAGGCCGCCGACAAGGCCGCCACGGCGATCGACAAGGTGGCACGATCGGCGGATCGGGCGCGGGACGCCAACGGGCGTTTCGTCAGCGGTTCCGGCTCCGGGCTTGGGCGCGTGGCGCAGGACGCCGAAAAGGCCGAGCGCAGCATGGGGCGTCTGGAAGCGATGGCCCGGCGTACCGGCACGGCCCTTTCAAAGGTGGGCGGCGCTATGGGCACCGCGCGCGACGTCGGGGCCGGGCTCATGGCGGGCGGGTATGTGGCGGCCCGGGCGATGCAAAAGCCGATCGCCTACGAAAAGCAGCTCGCCGGAATGGCGAATGTCGCCTACTCGGATCGTGACGCCAAGGGACGCATTGCAGGCATGAAGGAACTTGATGCGGTCATTACGGCTTCCGTACGGGAGGGCGGCGGAAGTCGCGAGCAGGCCGCAGGGGCGCTTAATTCCATGCTCGCCGCCGGTACTGACATTGAGACTGCAAAGAACCTGTTGCCTGTTGTTCAAAAGGCCGCCACGGCTGCGCAGGCCGATCCAAACGAGTTGGCGCTGGTGTTGGTCAAGGGGATTCAGCAAGGCCAATTCAAGCCCGAGCAAGCCAAGGCGGCGCTGGAAAAAGCTATCCGGGCCGGTGAAGCCGGGCAGTTTGAACTCAAGGACATGGCCCGGTGGTTGCCGCAGATCATGGCGGCGGGCAAGGGTATGAAGGGGATGGAGGGATACGAACAGCACCTTGCCAATCTGCAAGCCGTCGCTCAGGTGACGGGCAGCAGTGATCAGGCGGGCAATGCCTACTTCAATCTCCTTGGCAAACTGACTGCCCCGGACGCCGCAAAGAACTTTGAAGACTTCGGCGTCAATCTGCCAAAGGAATTGTCCGCCGCCGCACAACGAGGGGAAGATCCCGTATCGGCCTTTGCCCGCCTCGTCGAGCAGCGTGTCGTCAACACGAATAGAAGCTACAAGAAGATCAAGGCGCAGCTTGCAACCGCCAAAGGAGCCGACCGCCAAGCCTTATTGCAACAAGCGGCGGAGATTTTGCAAGGTTCCGCTGTGGGGCGCATCATTCAAGACAGGGAAGCCATGCTTGGACTTGTCGGCGTAATGAATCAGGGAGCGACGAAGCGTGACGTGCTGGATCAACTCAAAGAGGCGGACGGGGCTATTGATACATCTTATAGTGTCATGGCTTCCACAACCGACGCGCAGCTCCAGCAAGCGGCCAATGAAAAAGACATTGCCGCCAGCGACGCCTTTTCCGAAGTCAAACCGCATATCGACAACATGCTTACCGGCTTGCGTGACGCGGCACAGGAATTTCCCCGGCTGACGACGGTTGTCTATGAAGCCGCGACGGCCCTTGGCGTATTCGCCGCCGTCGGCATGGCGTGGGGCGGCTCCCGGATGCTTCGCGGGGGAGGTGGAAAGGTGCTCGGCGGCGCGGGCAAACTTTTGGGCGGGACAGGGAAAACCGCCGTTGAGGCTGGCGGCAAGGCGACCCTCGCCAAGACCGCCGCCGATGTGGGCGGCAAGGCCGTACTCAAGGGGACGGCGCTGGAAGCCGGGGGCAAGGCGGTTGCAGACGCCACGGCGAAGACGGTAGCGAAAGAGACCGTACAGGCCGGGGCAAGGACGCTCGGCAAGGGATTTCTTGGGGCCGAGTTTGCCATGTCCGCCTATGACATTTGGCAGACTGAGAACGACCCGAACCTGACGCGCCAACAGAAAGATCAGGCGAATATGGCTACCTACGGCGGTTTTGGTGGTGCGCTTGCCGGGGCGGCTGCGGGCGCTTCCGCCGGTTCCGTCGTGCCGGTGATCGGGACGACGGCTGGCGCGCTCATCGGCGGCCTGCTCGGCTGGTGGGCGGGGCGTGAGGCCGGGGAAGGCGCGGGCAAGCTTATTTACAGCGATCCCGTGTCAAAAGCCCAAACAGAGGAACGTCAGCCGATCGAGCTGAACGCGAAACTTGCCCTTGAGGTCGACGGCCTGACGCTCGCGGAAGTCATGGAAAAGTATCAAACCGAATACAATTTCAGGTCAAACTGATGGGCTGGAAAACCGAACTTCTCGACGCCTCTTTCCGGGGCGTCACGTTTGAAGTCGAATCAGTGCAGGACGACGGGGAAAAGTCTATCGTCGTGCATGAGTACCCGTACCGGGCCGGGGCCGAGATCGAAGACCTTGGGCGCAAGGCCCGGCGTATCCGCATCACGGCGCTATTCTGGGGTGAAGACTATCTTTCCGGCGTGGCGTCTCTCGTCAAGGCGTTTGAGGAAACCGGCAAGGGTGAGCTGATCCATCCCGTTTTCGGCAGCGTGCAGGTTGCGATCACCCGTTGGGGCATTCCCCACCGGGCTGACGATCCCGATTACGTCGCCCTTGACTTCGAGGCCGTGGAAGCCAGCCTCGACAATCCTTTTTTCGACTATCAGTCTCCGCGCGCCGGGGCGGAGCAGGCGCAGGCGTCGCTTGACGCAAGCATTGCCGACGCGCTTTCTTCCACCGCTTCAACGGTGCGTGACAAACTCGCCGTGGCGCAGGAATACGCGCAGGCCGCCCGCGCCCGCGTGGAAAATGTGCTGGCCGCCGTGCTCGACATATACGACACAGGGCAATCAGTCGTCCGAACCGCGCTTTCATACGTCAACTATCCCGCAGCCTTCATGTCGGATCTGCTGGCCGTGCAGTCGAAAATCACGTCCGGCGTCGATCCGTCCGGTTCATTTTCGGCGTGGACGCGGCTTTCCGATTCCTTCCCGCGCCTTGGGCGCACCGGCGAGACCGTCAAGAGCGAGCCGGTCGTGGGCGGCGTCTCGTCCCGCGTGCAAGGCTACGTGTCCGGCGGCGTGGATGGACGCGCCGAGCCGGTGCTTGCCGTCAAAAAGACTCCGGCAAAACAGCCTGTGCCGCTATTGAACGCCCCGGCCCCCGGCGCGGGGACGGTGGAAGATGTAGGAATTATGGCGGCGACTGTGGCGCAGACTGTACAGCTTGCGGAAGCCACCGGGGGAATGCTTGTCGACGAACTGGACGAACCGTCCATGACTCCGCAAGAAATCGAGGCCGTGGTCGGCAATGTCCGCGAACGGGTGCAGAATTCCATTGACTGGGTCCGGGCCGTGGCCGATCCGGAAACGGACTACGCGGCCTCTGAATCCTTGCGTACCATTGCCGACGCCGTGCAGACGTTGGGCGCGAAGATTTTGGAGACGCGCCCTCCGCTTGTCGAGCACGTCGTCGAGACGGAATGCAACGCGCATCTGCTTGCTCATAAACTGTACGGCGACTTTACCCGCGCGGCGGAAATCGTCCGGCTGAATCCGCAGATCCGCAACCCGAACTTCATAGCCAAGGGGCAACTGCTCAATGTCTACGCCGACTGACGCCGACCGGGTGACGCTGCACATTGCCGGGCACGTGCACGGCGATTGGTTGAAATACAGCATCGATTCCGATTTCTTCACCCCGGCGGACGGCTGGAGCGTGTCTTTGGGCACGCCCGCAACCGCGTTGCCGGAATACATCCAGCCGTGGACCGAAGTGCAGATCCGCGTCGGAGACGATCTTGTCATGTCCGGGCGCGTCGATCGCGTGCGGCACGCCTTCCGCAAAGGCGAGCATGTGCTGGACATTCGGGGACGTGACGGG